ACTTGTCGAACAGTCCCATCGCAATCGGCGAGACTGAGCCTTGCGCCTGCTCTCCGATGAGTAACTTCACACGCCCGCCCTTGCCAGCCGTTTCAAGTGACTGCTGTTGAAGGGTGCGGTTGAGCGATAGCGTCTGGATGGCATAGTGCAGCGTCGGGATGCCCCACACGCCGTTTTGGTAACGGAACGTGTTGGGGAAGTGCAACAGGTCTTCACGCGGCACGTCCGGCATCGTCACATAGCCGTTGTCGGTCAGGAAAGTGATACCAACAAAGCGGCCCGTGTTCACGTTGTAGCCGCCCGACTTCACCAGCCACAAGTGCAATGGGAATCCGAACTCGTCGCGCTCGATGTAGGCAAAGGCATTGCCGTAGCACACGCGGTTGATCTCCACCAGCTTCCACAGGTCGGTAGCCGTCATAATCGGATTCGCCTCTTCCTGGAGCATGTAGTTGATGCGCTTGCCCAGCCCTCGCATATCCACCTTGAAATTGTCCTTCTCAAAGTCCTTCTTGCGGTACTGCACCGGCATGACCGACATCGTGTCCGCTCTCAGGTTGATGGCGCGATACACCGTACCCGTGCAAAGTGCCTGCTCAGGGCCACGGACGTAGGCAATGCGCTCGTTGAACGATGCGCCAGTCACGTTGCCACCCTTTGGCATGGTCGAGTCGGGAACACCAGGCGCACCACCAATGGGTGCCGGTGTCGCCTCGCGCTGCTTTCGGCCAAATCCAAATAGATTACTTCCAAATAATTCCATATCTATTTCGTCTTTTTACTATTCACACATTTACGTGTCTGAGGTTTACCAATCGTTGCCGATTGGTTAGCCTGCTCACGCTCGGCAGAGTTCAAACCCGTTTGACTCTGCTCTCGCTTACTCGCAGCCTTTCCTCTCGTTTCTGTTTCCCACAGTGCGCGGTGCTTGTTCAGCCATTCCGCCTGCCCTTTCAGCGTCTTGTACGATGCCCCGCCCAAGTGCTCCACCATCGGACGGATGTCAACATTCAAGCCCTTCAGCCGTGGCCGATGGCTCAGCACATCTTCCAAGAGTGATGCTCCCGTGTCATACCAATTCCTGCGGTCGTTCTCATCTGGGTGCAACATCCACGAGCGGTCGGGGTCAAAGTACCTCACGCCCTCAGCCTTGAACTTCGGCACGTTGAGATAACATAGCATTGGCAGAATCCTGCCCATGCCGAACTTATTACCCCGCTGCTGCCGCTGCACGTAGGCGCAGAAGGAATACTCCTCGCGCCACATCGTCGTGATGTCTGCCTTAATCAGCACGTCGCTCTCCACCAGCAGGAACCCGTCGGGCAACAGGTCAAACAGCTTGTCAACGGTCATCATGTGGCAGTCGCTTCCCCATCCGTTCACCGCTCCATGCGCCTCCGTCTTGTTCGGGAAAGCTGCCAGTGTGCTCTCGAAGTCTATCATCTGCCCATTCGTGTTGTCGATGACTTTAACCCCCTTCATCTTGCGGGTGAATGGATGTGCCTCGATGGTCCTTTCGGGCATATCCTCGCCCGCAGGCCACGTTACCTCGCGCGAATTGTCGAATACCACAATGGGCCATTCTATGCCCTGCTTCCTGATACTCAGAATGCACGCCTCCGTCAGCTCAGGCGTGTTAAAATGAATAATTGCGATTGTCTTTCTCATCTTCTATCTGGGTTTAGTTATTACTCGGAGCACCTTGCACCACCTCCTGTGCCAGTATCTCAATCTCGTTGGCCTTGAAGTCGCCATTGAGCGAAAGCACCTGGTAGGTCTTGCCTTCGCACATCAACAGTGAGTCACGCTGCACGATGTTGTTCCAGTTCATTCGGAAGAGTACCTTGTCGTATGCGTCCAGCGCACCCTCCTGCATAGCTTTCGCGCCATGCTTCCATGTCTTGGCAGCGTGTACGGTCTTCACGTCCTGGTACTGCGTAGTTTCTCCGAATCCCGTCGCCACCACCTTATTGCGGATGGTCACCAGATGTGGTCTGAATCCTGCTTGATATGCCATATTTCTTGCTTTTATCTTTCGCTGATAAAAGCGTCTGAGGTTTACCATGAGAAAAAAAAATAATTGGCAAACCCTTGCGTAATTAATTTTTAATGTTTACCTTTGCTCCCGCTCTATTTCGTTGACATGATACAATCTGCACGGAGGCCCTTGGGCTTCTCAGCAGAATGGTGCAGATGTACCGTGTCACGAATAGAGCAAGATTTTGACAAGCTGGGAAGCCTATTTTTTTATTATATTATTCACTAAAACATTAAACAATGAAAAAACAAATTATGATGGCACTGGCGGTGTGCCTTATGACCGCCTGCGAAAAACAGCTCGTGCCCGTTGATAATGACGACGGCAATGTGCATCTGACATTCATTCCCACCACAGCCGACGCAACTCGTGGCACCATCGCGATTGGTGATTACTTCTCGCGCTTGGCGGTTCAGTTGTTCGATGGTCAAGGCAACAAGGTGTTCAGTCAGTCTAAGACTCAGACGCGCGATGATGATGATTTTGGAACACTCAGCATAGGACTAACTGCTGGCACCTACACCGTGGTCGCTGTCGGTCATTCCTCGCCCGTCACGCCCACCATCAAGTCAACGGAGCTGGTTCAATTCACAGCACAGAATGGCGTGAAGAACAGCGATACTTTTTGTCACTACGGGACGGTAGAAATCAAAGATGATGGCGAGTACCACGAGCTGAAGATGAACCGCGTCGCGGCGATGGTGACTTTCCAATTCACGGACACCACCTTTCCCGATGGCTACGCAGGGCTGAAGATTGACTACACTGGCGGTTCTGCCAACTTCAATCCATGCACCGCCCAGGGCTGCACGAAGTCGTCGCAATCTGAGTTAAGAGCCAAGGCTTCGCAATACGCTGTATTCACCTTTCCGTATCTATCAGACACTGGTGTGCTGAAAGTCACGTTGAATGCGCTCGATGCCAACCAGAACGTTCTCACTACGAAGGTCCTGCCAGACGTTCCCATCACCCGAAATCGCATCACTCGCTGCACGGGGCCGCTATTTGGTGATGGCGACTACGACATCCACCAGACTACGTTCGGCATCAGCGTGAACGAAGATTGGGCAGGCGAATATCAATATAACTTTTAAACACGAATTACCATTAATTGGCCATGTAATTTCTCATTAATGATAATTCATGGTTCATTCGTGATAATTACATGTTAAACCTCAAAAACAACGATTATGAAACAGACTATTTTTACATTTTTGCATTTTATCATTTTTACATTGTTTCTGACAGCATGTTCAAACGACAATGATAACACTCCAGTGCTTGACGGTTCGCCCGTCAATATAACCTTCAACGTTCAGGGCGACTTCACCCTACAGACAGGTGACATCACCCGCGCCCTCACCGCTGACGGAAAAGACATGACCGATGTGTGGGTGTTGGATTACGTTGGCGGGGTGCTGCAACAGCAAGTACACCAGACCTCGGCAGATGCCGACTTCGGCACGCCAACCTTGTCTTTAGGATTAGGCACTCACCACATCTATTTCGTCGCCTCTCGTGGAACGGGTGCCACACTCGACACCGACGCCCACACGCTGACGTTTACCAAGGTCCTGGACAACTTCTGGAAAGACTACGCCATCACCATCACAGGAGGTACGGCCAGCGGCAGCAGAGCCGTTGCCCTGGATCGCATCGTCACCAAGCTGAAAGTGACATTTACCGACGAGATACCCACGGGTGCTGCCACGTTCAATGTAACACCCACAACATGGTACTACGGCTTCAACTATCAGACAGGCAACCCCACCGCCGCCACAGCCTCGCAGACCATTGTTGTGAATGTCCCCAACGCTTCCATCGGTGTCACTGGTGAGAGCATTAATATTTTTGGCTTCTCAGGCACGACGGAATGGACCACCGACATCGCTCTGAACTGCAAGACCTCTGGCGGTGATGTGCTTGGCTCTGCCACCATTACCTCTGCGCCGTTTGTCCGTAACCGCGTATCGGAATACACCGGCCCGCTGTTTGGTGATAATGGTTCTATGACGCTCAGCCTGAACACGGATTGGACGACCAGTCATACGGGGACATGGTGACTAAAAAAGGGAGCCTCGCGGTGAGACTCCCTTTTCTATTGTCACGTACTTTGTTCATATCGTTTCACGTTTAATGTCTTTACTTATCGGCCATTATGCTGCCTGGGGGTTACTCGCCAGTCCGAGGTCGGTGGCAATGTGTCGGCTGGCGGTATGACTCAGAATTCCGAGGTATGAATCTATTGTGCGCCGTGCTTTCTCTTCGTTGCGCAGGTCTATCTCCTGTATCTTTTGAGTCATGCGCTCCAGTGTCTTGTTGCTCACATAGTCGCGGTAGGGTTTTACAAAAGAACCAAGAAATTCCACGCCGCTGTGTATCTCCTGAATGTGGAGTTTACCAATGTGCAGTTGCAATCCTAACTCATCTGCCAGGAACTCACGCTCTTGTGGCACTTGCTGGATAAGCCATTCGCGGTCAGTGTCTATCTGCACGGAGTCATCTACATAGCGGCCAT